GCTTGCTTTGCCTCCGCCTATAACCACAGTAGAACTGTCGCCATCAGCCGTCATACCGTTAAAAGATCCGCTGACAGCTTTTCGGCCAATGGCAATACTGTTTTCAGCAGATGAAGCAGAACGAGCAGCATCGCCCAGAGCCACAGAATCTTTGCCATTCGCTTTTGCACTGGCACCGATGGCAACAGCATCTTTCCCCACAGCTGCAGCGTCCTCTCCTGTGGAATTGGCACGGAAATACTTCATTCCCGGTTTTGTTTTATCCAAGCCCAAAGCAGAATTCACATTTTTTAGTTCTGCAATATCAGCCGTATTATTGTTGATTTTTCCTGTATTGGCCGTAATTGCATCTTTATTCGCCGCAATATCCGTCTTGTTTTGCTGGATGTCATTGGAATTTTGATTGATTCCAACTTTATTGTTAGCGATCTCTGTGCTGTTATCCGCAATTTTGTCCGTATTGGCAGCAATAGCTGTTTGGTTATTTTGTACGTCTGTTTTTACTGCATCCACTTCTGCACTGGTTGCTACCCCATCAGTGGATATTGTGATTGTCTTTGTTGTGTCGTCTTTCGTTACAGAGATATTCGTTCCGGCCTTCAAAATATCACCGTCATGAACAGCTTCAGCGTTAGCATAAAGTGCACTTCCAAATACGAACACAGCTGTTAATACAGAACTGGTCAGTACCCCCCCCAGATTTAATAATTGTTCTTAATAAAGAATTACCCGACGCTTTTCCACCATTTTTGGCTAATTCTGAAACAACCTGGTACTGCCCTTTTGCGCGATTGAATATAACCTTATAAATTCTATTCAATCTAATCGCCTCCTTTTTGAAAAAATATTCATTTATGTGGCAAAATCATTGAATTAACTTTGTCATTTCATAAATTTGTTTTGCCTTATTCTATCATTCTTATTTCTACTTAACAATATATTTTCCTATATTTTTATAAAATTTTATGTCTAGTCATATATCTATATATTGATACATTTTAGTCGTATTTTGTATATTTTCTACTATATATAGTATGTTTTGGTTATTATTTACAAAAAGTATTTGAAAATTTCTTAATGTAAATGCAAAAAAAAACTATCATTATATTTTATCTATATGATGATAGTTCTTTGTGTTCCTATGAATTTACGCTTTTGATACTTTATTTTATTCATGTATATTTATTCGTTTTAAATAGTGTTCTGAAAATATGATCAAGCGATCTACATTGCTCTCATCATTATTAGACCAAATATTCTAGCTTACCAGGCGCATCATGTTTCAAAGCTTTGATTCTTTTACGCCTGTATTCCCGTTTCATTACAAAATGTTATCCTTATATTATTCTGATTCCAATATTTCGAAGATCATTGTTTTGAATGGAATGGAATGCTCCGATGACAAGGCACCGTGAGCAAGATTGTGTCACCACGCAGGTTCAGTACTCTTTCACGAGTTCTATTCCGGCTATCTTTCCATTCTTCTGGGCGCTCATAGTGCCTATCCCTTAGCTATTCGAATGATTCCCCTAAGAATATCTCATTTAGGGGTTCCTGGAGCCATTTGCAGACTGCTCCGTCACGATCCACTGAAATAAGGGCTAGTATTTCTTCCTGATCCAGTGTAGTATTATAATGTGATTTATTCCTCCCTGGTACGCTGTGAATTTTAGTCAATTTGCATTATGCCTAAGGGATGAACATATGGCTCATTTTTGTAATTTTTTCTTTTTGCACCATTAACATTACCCCATATAGGTTCCAACGTAACATCCATATTACGAAAAATTACACTGAGGAGGTCAAGAGATTTTAACATGATTACCTTCATAGATAATTTTTTATTGACATTATATTTCTTTAGTTTTTTTATAATAGCTATCACGATTTACAAATATATAAGAATAAAAAAAATAGAAACGAAATATCTAGTGATTATGCTAATAGGTGTTGTATATTCATTATTCTATTCTTATGAATCCATTCCTGATCAAAATATTCAATATAATTACATAACAATATCAGTTGTGGATAAGTTATCAGAAAAAGAAATTGTTAATAAGATACTAACAAGAGAATTTGACTACTACAAATCTAAACGATTGTTTAATAAAAATAAGCTTCTTGACTATAAAATCAATCGGATTGATGGCCCGATAAAAAACCCAAGTGATATTGGCCATAATTATTATTCGGTCTCCTATTCAGTAAAAACCATTAATCCGGAATGGATTGCTGGTAATGGAGAAATTAAAGGAATATGGGTAAATAATAAATCAAACATCTATGTCTTACTTAAAAACGATAACCGATATTTCTTAAAAAATATTGGTACTGGTTTATAGGTTGATCTCGCCAAAATAACTAGACCTAATAATTAGCTTGCTCAACGCATCAAGCCTCAAGTTCAAAATTCTTTATGCCTGTATCTCCGTCCCATCTCGAAATGTTATCCTCATATCTTTCTCACTATATATTGTTATAAAATCCAATAGACTCACCCATAAATTTTCATCAAACTCGGTGATAATTCCTTGCTTTTCGAGCACACCAATAAATTCGCCTATCTGAGTATTACGCATTTGACGTTTTTTAATTTTTTCTACCACGGTCTCGTAATCTTTTTTCATTTTCTCATACTTACCTACCAAGATATTATAGTGTTTTTCATATTCATTCTGATTCTGTGCAATTCTAGCATTTTCTGCTATACAATTTTCTATTATTTCACTAAGAATTATCATATTTTGACCTAACTGTTCTTTTTCTTTTTCGAGTACTTCAGTCCGACAGAGTTGCCCTCGAACTAGTTCTAAATTCTCGACAACTTCTCGTTTACCTGTCACCATCTTATTAACAGCCCTCACAAACATTTCCTTGATTCTCTCTTCCGTAAGATGTGGTGTACTACAATGATTTTTAAATTTATTATTACATTGATAGATCTCTCTTCGATACTGGTCATTAGAATGCCATATCTTAGCACCATACCAGCTTCCACAACTTCCACATTTAATTTTTGATGAAAAAATGGTTATCCCACTGTATCGTACTTTTTCTCGTTTCCGTTTCTGGATCTCTTCCTGGACCCATTCAAAGACTTGCGGACTTATAATGGCTTCATGATTATGTTCCACATAATACTGTGGTACTTCGCCTTCATTATTTTTCATTTTTTTCGTAAGGAAGTTAATTGTGAGTCGTTTCTGCAATAAGGCATCTCCTTTATATTTTTCATTCGTTAAAATGCTTCGTACTGTTCCTGCACACCAAGAAGTCTTCCCTGCTGGACTTTTAATACCATCTTCCGTCAGCTTACGGGCAATAGAATGATATGTATATCCGCTAAGAAATAGCCGGTATATTTTTTTTATAGTTTCCGCCTGCTCCTTGTTGATTACCAGATTACCATCTGCACCTCTCTCATATCCAAGAAAATGACTAAATGCAAGACTAACTTTTCCATCAGCAAATCGCTTCCGATGTCCCCAAGTAACGTTCTCTGAGATACTCCGGCTTTCTTCTTGTGCCAGGGAACTCATGATCGTAATGAGAAGTTCTCCTTTTGCATCCAGTGTCCAAATGTTTTCTTTTTCAAAATAAATTTCTATGCCCTTATCTTTTAACTTACGTACAGTCATTAAACTGTCTACCGTATTCCGTGCAAAACGGCTAACAGACTTTGTGATGATAAGGTCTATTTTCCCCGAGAGGGCATCCTCTATCATTCGTTTGAACCCTTCTCGATGCTTTGTATTGGTGGCTGAGATACCTTCATCAGTATACATTCCAGCGAATTCCCAGTCAGATCGGCTTTTAATGTAACGCGTATAATAATCAACTTGTGCCTCATAACTGGTAAGCTGTTCGTCATGATCTGTTGAAACTCTTGCATAACCTGCAACCTTCCGTTTCCACTGGCTATTCAAAGGCTTCTCCGTGTACCTTTGAATCGAGGCAGGTATTACATGTACTTTTTTCATTGAAATGACCCTCCTTTACTATTTCCACCAAAGAATCGAAACAACAAACTCCCATCCTTTTGAATCTCTATTTGTTTCACTTTTTCCCGAAATATACCTTCATCAAAAGAAACCATGTGTAGTATATTAGCGGCAATGCTTTTTAAAGTTTCTTCTTTAATTCCTCTGATGTGGCTGCATTTATTTTTCCCCTTACATCGCCAATATGCTACTTTTCCTTTATTGCGTTTATCCAAGCAACGAGTAAATGTTACACCACAAATTGGACAACAGATACGCTCTGAAAAAGCTGTATATCGTTTATCAGTCCCATTCTGATGGTATTTCTTCATCCACTGTCTCTGTTTATTTTTCAGTTCATCTGTCCAACAATCTTTTTGAGCATCTGAATTCCATTGTCGTTCTATTTTTCTTCCATCTTTCAGATAGAATATTAACTGCTTATAAGAAGGAACAACGATTTTTTTTACCTGCTGAGCAAATACATTTTCGTCAAATTCGTCTATGCCAAGAACCGTTGCACATATTTTTTTCAAAACAGGTTGTGGAATGGATCCATAAGCCCCGCAATTTGTTCCTTTACCTTTATGTGATTCACAAGTCCAGTACTCACTGTGTTTTTCTTTATATCTGCGTATTACATGTGTATAGCTTTTTCCGCAGATACCGCATTCTATTATCCCCGTGAAACAAGATGTATTCAAAAAATCCCTGGCATATCCACCCCGACGTTTTCCCATTTCCTTACGTCGTTCCAGTTCTTGCTGAACCCGTTCAAAGGTAGCTACAGTAATAATTGCCTCATGGTGATGCTCAACTATATATTTATCTTTTTCTCCCCTATTAATGACTTCGCGTTTTGTGATAGGATCAGTCACAAAAGTTTTCTGAATCTCAAGGACACCCGTATAAATCCGATTTGTAAGAATTTGTCTTATATTAGAATCTTTAAAAAAATTTCCGTATCTGGTGCATATCCTCTTTTTTTCTAAATCACGTATAAGTTCTTTTCTAGTTTTTCCTTTCAAATAATCATCAAAAATTTTCCTGACAATGTTGGCTTCCTCTGGTTGAATTACCAGATTATCCTGATCCCAACAATATCCGTAAACAAAGAACTTTGCATGAGGAATACCTTGCTCAAACTTTTTACGAAATCGCCACTTAATATTATCACTAATGGAGCGACTTTCTTCCTGAGCAAAAGAGGCTAGAATGGTTAGCATCAATTCTCCTTCACCGCTCATTGTATGGATATTTTCTTTTTCAAACCACACATCTATCCCTAGTTCTTTTAGATGACGCACAGTATTTAATAAATCCACTGTATTGCGGGAAAATCGTTGAATTGATTTTGTCAGGATGATGTCTATCTTTCCTTTTTCGGCCTCTGCCAACATCCGTTTAAACTCTTTTCGCCGTTCCGTACTTGTACCGGAGATGCCATAATCAGCATAAACGCCAGCATATTTCCATTCCGGGTTTTTCTGAATCAAAGAGCTGTAATAACTGATTTGTGCCGAAAGGGAATGATGCATTCGCTCTGATTCCACAGATACTCTGGCATAGGCAGCAACTTGTTTTCTTACTTGTATCTTTGGTACGTTGAGATCGACTGTCCAAATTTTCTTTTCCATAAGCATTTTTCTCCTTTCAACACTATATATCACTCTTGTTAATGCAATTATCAAGTAAATAATGTTCCAGAAAATGGTTTATACTTTTTGAGCATTCGTTGTTCTGAATTTTTAAATTCATAGGCAGTAATGAGCTTCCTATCGCGCATATACCGGAGCAACTGCATGGTGGTTTGGAAGATAACTTCATGTTGAAATTCCTGTTTATTCATGGGGTACACCTCCAAACCGGTAAGCAATATAGCATTTATGAGAACAAAACTTCCGATGGCGGTTACCGTAAATGGTAAATTGTTTCCCACAGGCCATGCAATTTAATGTATAAACGGCCTTATGCTTCACCAAGTCAAGGTGGTCGTTCCACCAATTGTTCCTGCAGGCATCGGAACAAAACCGTTTCCGTTTACGTCCTGTGTGTTGTGCTATGGGTTTGCCACACTGCTCACAAATGGAATCTGTTGGTGGTGCGGCCAGACCTTTCCGCCGGCAGAAAGACTTTACCGTATTGATGGAAATACCTAATCGGTTGGAAATGGTTCCATATCCTGCCCCGTTGCGGCGCAAGGTAATAATTTGTTGCTTTTGTTTATCCGTCATTAATGGTTACCTCCTGAAAATTGGTTCTTCAGGAATAACAGGACAAAAAAGCTATTATTAAGTACCAGGAGTGTAAAAATATAGATTCCCGCGTAGTATTTAAGTATCTGATATAAGTATTTACATGCTGATGTGGTAGAAAATTTGAAATGTTCACAATTTGTTTTTAATGTTTGTGATATAATCAAAAAAGTCCTCTAGTAACGCCACATGTTCTTTTAGTTTATAAGCATCGTCTGTACTGCAGAAATCTTCAGTGAAACAGATTCTTTATGGAGAAAGCAGGTAAGTAGAAAACCATGGACAACCAGGAAAGAAGAACAAAATTGTATGAAATGCTAGAACAGGGAGAGGAACCCTTGACCGGAAAATTTCTTTCCCAAGCCCTGAATGTTACCAGGCAAATCATTGTTGGAGATGTTGCCATCCTCCGGAGCGGTGGTAAGAAAATCCTTTCTACAGCACGGGGCTATAAGCTGGAACGACTAGAAAAAGAAAATGAATTTTGGCAGGAGCTGAACTGTCAGAGCCAGAACATGGATGAAGCAGAGATGGAAGACGAACTGAATGTGATAGTAGACAACGGAGGAATTGTCCATGGATTGACTTTGTCCCACGCCGTATACGGGGTAATCCGCGTGCCCATGAACCTGTATAGCCGCAGGGATGTGCACCTGTACATGAACCGACTCCGAAAAGAAAAAGGACTCCTGATTACGGCCCTGACACAAGGAAAACACACCCTCAGTGTGAAAACAAGAGATGTCGAAGATATGAATGCCCTAATAGAAGAACTGAAGGAAATGGGATTTTTGGCACACTCTTGTGAATCTGAAAAAATAAACCCTTAAAACATGAAGAAGGGGCTGTGAAAAAAGGTAGTGTAAAATATTTTGTGTAAATGAATCTTGCTCAAAATATTTTCATACCTCATACTAAAGGGGAGAAAGAGGA